TGAACATTTTTAACACTTTTATCTTTAAATTTAGATTTAGATAAAGTTTTTGCAGCACGTTCATTAATTCGTTTTCTTAAATTGCTTTTAGTGTCAATAGTTAAATTTAAACCAAAGTCACTTAATATTTGTATTATCTCTTTATCTATTGCCATTCAATGTTATTTCAAATTTTCCTTTATCTTTTAAATATGCCAGCTTATTATAAAATCGAACAACTGACCATTCAAATATATCATCTTCATTTAGGTTAGTATCTTTAACTACTAAACCTACATTGTATTCCCACCCCCACCGTTCAAAAAAGTCTGAAACTCTAAATCTTCCGACATCATCTGATTGGCTTCCTGTATCGTTTGAGTTGCTTGAACCAAACAGTCCGCTAAAATTTCGGTGTAACGTTTGAAAATTTTGGAATAAAAAAAAACAGCCCCAAGTGATTCGCTTAACTTTGACTTTTTAAATATCTCTACATTTCTCAAATGGTTATCCGAGTTATAAACCCATTTACCATTTTCAAACTCTTGGTGGCAAATTGCCATAAGTTCAGGTAAACACTTAAAATAATTATTATCATTGTTAAGCATTAATTGTTTCCAATCCTTTTCCTGTGCAATGTTATATGGATAAATATCTTTAATGTATCTAAACTTAATACCACCTAAACTAATGTTATCTGGTGTTTCCATTTGAGTAACAGGAATTGTTAAGAATATAGCATCCATTAACACATCATATAACTTTGTGGGGCTTAAGTCTTCAATCTCTTTAACTGATTTACCGCTTAGAATTGATAGCCTTAAAACAGCTTTATCTAAGTTATCTAATGAATTATTTGTTTTCAACTCCTCTAATTTTTGGAATTGGTCAACCGTTAACTCTTCGTATCGTTTAGGAATATTCATCTTTATAATATAGTATTTTATTTGATTTTTACATTTTATTGAATAAAGAAAGTAGATTTCTTAAGTCGGTTTAAAGCTACGTATCTAACCGAATCCCAAAAGTGATTATTTCTATCTTCGGGTACATTTATATTCTTACCTGTGCTATCAGTAGCCCATCTATAATTATAAGCCTCTTTAATTGCATTTGTGGACTTTGCAGTTATAAATATCTTTTGTTGCTGTAAAGTATCAATTGAATTACGGATTGAATCAGGCCCTTTCTTTGCACCCTCTATTCTAAAACCTGCACGTCTTAAATCTTCAATACTTTTAGGCTCAGCACTATCTGCAACTATCATTTGATTTCTTTGCACCCCCAATTCAGTTAGCTTCTTTATAATATCACTATTGGTTAGCCCTGTCTCGTAAATCAGTTCGTCTAAATACAAATTGCTATCGTAACGGTAAACGGCTGTTAAAGTAGTGGGGTCTGAGGTGAACCCCCAGTCAATTCCATAGGCAATAAATTCAGCATCATTTGGTATTAAATCACATTTAGCCCAATTGTTAAATACTACCCCTTGTAAATTACCGATATTACCTAAGCCGTAAACGTTCCATAGATTAGCCCAATATTCATTTTTAATAGTGCCGTTCTCATTAAACCCATTTGTTTGATACATCAATATTTCATTACGTTCATTTTCAGAAAGCAATTCATTATCTTTAAAAGTTAATTGCAGAAAGTCGCAATCCTCCCTTTTAATAACATCGGTATCAATATAAAATTCACTATCGGGATTGTAATCTGCATAAACTTGACCGGCACGTGAAGCTACTTGTCTATAACTTTCAAAGTCTATTTTATTGACCTCGTTAAAATATGCGACATCGGAACGTAAACCTTTACCGACATCGGACTTGTCTAATCCTATAAATTTAATAAACGAACCATTTGGGAATCGGTATAAAGTACCTGCTAAAAATCTAGCATCGTCATAGATACCAATTAACCGCATAAGTTTAACAAAGTCTTTAATGACTGTTAATCTCATTTTAGTTAATTCAGCCGATAGTATAAGTATTTCTCTATTTGGTTTACTAGATGCATGATTGATTAACAATATCAATATACTTATTGTCTTGCCTGCACCTTGACCGCCACGAATAACTTTAATTCGTTTCTTAAGTGCTGCTATCTTCAATAAGGAGGTTGTCCTTTGAATCATCTAATGGATCTAAGTTTAATATCTTAATTGGTACGTTTAGAGTTGAATCCATTTTATCAGTCCAACCTAATTTGTTCTTTGCATAGAATATTCCTTTGCCCTCATTTGCAACAATATCCGCTGCTAACGATTGAAATAAGTCATCTATCTTTTTTATAGTGTCCTTTTTAAGCTCACATTTGCCATTTAACCAATCGTAATAAGTATTCCTTGCTATTGTGTCACCAACGTTTCTAGGCATCCAAATATTAAGAAAAAACGCTATTGTAGGTATATGCCTTTCTCTTTGCTCAACTATCTTACCCGAACCAGTTGCAACCTCTTTAACATGATTTAAACAAACATCAATATATTGATTAGCATAGTTAGGTAATTCGGTTATAAATTCTAATGACTTATTATTTGACATTTTTCCAAAAGTTTTGATTTTGATATTCGTCTGTTTGATATTCAACAAAGAAAGCCTGGCAAACTGCATAGCGTTCTTTATCATCTTTATGCTTACTTTTCATTTCAGCATCGGACATACATCGTTGAATGTATTTTTCCTTAGGTTCGTTTTTTAAAGGTTTGGGCATCAGTTCATTATATAAATAAAAGTCTTTTTCAATATTACCGAATTAAAATAGTTAATCCTGAACGGCCGGTGCGGCAATCCCCTCATTAATATGTATTCCCTCATAAGTAATTGAAATCATTAAAATGTTTTTAGTATAAAGTATTTGCCTTTCAATAGGTTTATACTTTTTTACATTTAGTTTTAAGTTCTTTTCGCATTCCTTACCAACTCGTAAGCGTTCCTTTGGATTCGGCTCGGTTTCATAATCAAATGTATATTTCGCTTTGAATGGCATTATTTCTTTGATTTAGGTTTGTCTTCAATCGGTTGATTAATGTATGCTAATATGATACTGAAAGCATCTTTATAGATATTAACGCAAGTTGAACATTCGACAAGTACTTCAGTAGTTGCATCTATTGTGTTATAAGCTGCTAATATTTCTTTGACATTATCGTTTGAACGGTCGGGGCGGATTAGATCATGTGCTACTGCATAGATAAAATCCTTTTGTTTAATTAATATTTCGTTCATTTTAGTTTGTTTTTTATTTCTGATTTGAATTTATTGTTATCGTATATTAGTTTTCGTTCCTTTATTCCTAGTTCACTAGCAATCTCTCTAGTCGAAGTAACCACTGACTTAAACAATATATCTGCTTTAAATGGCTGCTCTCTAACTAATTTAACAGTTCTTTCAAACTTCATATCTATGTCAAAATTATAACTTTCTTCGGACATATCAAAATTTACTTCAAAATCATTATGCCGCTCTACTAAGGGATTTTTTGTGTTAATTAGTTTATTTGCCCTATGTCTATCCGAATTGATACCCTTAATAACATTTGAACAGTAAGATATAAACTGCCCTTTGTTTACTTTATCAATTAAAAAGTCTTCGGGTTTCTCGCAAAGGTATAGTAAAAATTCTTGAAATAAGTCATTTTTAATATCTCTGTAATTACATAGCTTAGTCGATAAGCCATTAAGCATCTTACTGTTTGCTGCAATTATTATAAGTTGTTCCTTATTGATTTGCAAATATATTAAATATTTTTCAAAGTCAACAACTTAAATTCATTAAGTGATCTGATTAAATTTTTCTAAAAACTCATCAAAATTGTGACAAATAAAATAAATGCCGCCAGCGCGTTCAATAGCTTGTTGATATTCCTTTTGTACTTCGGACTGTTTATCCTTCATTTTAATTTCAATCTTTATTGATTTACCTTTAAAAGTTGCAGAGATATCAGCCGTTCCGTTTGTGCCTTGCCCCTTAATATATTTGCCAGAACCTATCTTTTTTCGGTTACCGAGTATATCGGTTACTATTTTGCTGTCATCAATATACCTACCAGTGTTAGATATTCGTTCAGCTTGACCGCCTATAAAGTTAATGTAATCAGTTACACAATTTGTTAATCCGTTTGCCGTTGCATCGTTGTATTTAGTTCTAACTACATAGTTAGCCGGCATACGAGTACGTTCGCAAGCGTAAGCATGTTGGATGTCTGAAAGTTGTTTTAGTGATTGTTTCATAATTTTTTACTTTTACCTATTTTTTACCTATTTTTTACCTATTTTTTACCTTGTAATATATTGATTATTAAGTATATATATATATAAGTAAAAAATATATATATAAATACTATAAACTTTCAAAAATTATTTTTGTATATTTTTTTTCGTAGCAACTTATAAATTGTTTTTTACTTTTACTTTTTACTTTAAAAATCAATATCATGGTTATTTAAAATTATATCGTTTTGATTATCAATAATTTGCTCTTTTTCTATATTTGAATAAAAGTAAAAAGGCGCACCAGTAACCATAGTGTTTGCTTGAGAATGATCGTTAAATGGCAAATATTTCTTTACTTTTAACGTTTCTATTTTCATTTCTTCTTTTATAACTTTTCTAATATAAGATATACTTATTTGATTATTATTTAAAAACCATTTATTTTTTATATCTCCAGCAGTTGCTTCAAATTCATTTACATTATAATTATTAAAAAAGTAATCTAAATGATATTCAATTTCTTTACAAAGACTTGATTTAGATTCGTTTTTAATACTATCAAGTGCGTTGGTTTTTATTTCTTCTTTAGTAAAAACCATTCTTGATACTGAAAAATCAATTTTTGGCAAATCAATTAATAGTTTTAAAAATTTAGGTATTTCTTTTGTCAAATCCTCCTCAATATTTGTATTTCTTTTACCTACTATTGTATTAATTTTCCGCACCCAAAATCGTATTTCTTCATCGTCAATACGCATGAAATCGTTTTCTTTATTTGTGCAAATAATAACTTTACCAAAAAAAGGTACTGAGTAGTGAGCAACAAATTTTTGAGATACCGACATTGTTTTAGCAGTTGCAATTGATTTTAATTTTTCTACTGTATTTTGTTTTTCTATTACAGTTTCATCAATCATAATTATATTTTTTGTAGCATAAGAATCATTAAATCCTGAAGCCAAATCACTAGGGTTAATCAATGTTGAATTTTCGCCAAATAATATTTGAATATAATTAAGAAAAGTAGTTTTTCCAGTTTCACGTTCTGTTGATACTAAAGCTAATATAGGCATAATCTGTTTAGGATGCTCGTAAATAACTTTCATGTATTTTAATCCTAACTCCCATTGCTCTCCAAAAATATGTTTTATTAATCCAATAGTAACAGGAATATCAGTTAATTTAACATCTTCATTAAATGGTTCGTGTGAGAATTTAGAGTATAGATTATAGCAGTTATTTTCAACAGGAATAAACTCTTTATTGTTTGGTAAAATAGTAAAATCATCAAATCTATTAATATGGTCTATTAATTTTTTACCATGATCATCTGTAATTGTTGATTTGTCCCATTTTTTTAAAATTGTTTGTGGCACTCCGTATCTATTTGTTTTATTAAATACTTTAAATAAATCAATACCAACACGAATATAAGGAATATCATTTTTCATAACATAAAAATTAATATAACTAATAGCATGATTAGTATTACCTTTAAATTTTATAGCTGATAAAAGCATAAATTTTGATATACTTTGCCCTGTTGCTAAGTCAAAAGTATTTTGTTTATTAACGTCAACTAATCCGTTTTTATTTAAAATAAAAGTTGGAGATTTAGAAGTTATTTCGCCTGTTTTTTCTATTGTAACAAATGTAGCTGAATTATCAGTATAAGATATACAACCCTTTGCTGACTCAAAAATTTGCTCAAAAGTTCCAAAGAAATTAAAATAGTCTACTGGAGTTAATAATGGATTAGATTCTGCTTTTTTAAATTTGCTCATTGTTTTTCATATTTATAAAATTACAAAACCATTATTGATGCGTTTGGGCTACCAACCCTAGACAGGCTCTAACCCCCGTCAACACACCAATAATGGTTTAAATGTTTTTTATGTTAGAGTATATTAATCCGTTGGTTATTCGGATATTTGCAAATATAATAATTATTTTTTAATAAATAAAATTAATTAGTTAAGTAAACAGGACTTAACATTCCTTTATTTATCATAGTAAGACTGGTTTTTTTGTAAACATAACCTTTTTGTGATAGGTAATGATGTGAGTCAATCATTTTATTTATCATTTGAATAGAGTAGTGATAATCTAAATAACCTGCTCCAACATAGCCACCTAACAAATAAGCGGTTGCTCTTAATATACTATGTCCAGAATCTGTTATTGTATTTATACGTCCAAGTATAATTTTTTCAATAGAAGATGTTTTATCAGAAACAAGGTATTGAATAACAGGTGGTTTTTCAATAGGTATAAATTTTTTATTCCAAATAGTATAATCGGTTCTTATTAATATTTCGGGATCATAGGATATAAATAAAGGTAAAACACAATTTTTAGGAGCTGAATCAAAACCTTTATAACTACCTAATTCAATTTGAATAGCATTAAAATAATGTTTAAACTCATCTACATTTGAGCAAATAGGAATTTTAACAACCGCCCTAACACCTCTTTTAGAAGCACTTAACCACGAAGATATAATAAATTTATTTTTATTAAATAGGTATTCTTTAAATTCCTGAGCATATTCTGAAGATTCCATTTTATCAAAATCTAACATTAAAAGTCCAGTAAAATGTTTAATATTTTCATATTTACGTTTACCTTCAATAAATATACAAGGGTTAAAAGAATATAATTTTGTTTTAAGTTCCTGTTTTAGTTTAACATCTTTATTTTCATCTGCTATCATTATTTGTTCAAAGATATGTTTTATATCTTTTTTAGGGCTTTTAATAGCATTAAGTAAATAATCTAATGAAACGTAACCTAAAGGAGTATGATGTGTAATATCGGCATCATAATAAGGAAAAATTATATCTTTCATATACTAAGTTTTTTTAAAAGTTTAGTATAATTTTCTTCATGCAAACCTATTATTTCATTACTATTCCATTTTGTATGAGTGCTAAAAATAGTTTTATTACTTACTGAAAAAATATATTTTTTACTATGAGATTGCCTAACCTCACCAATATTAAATGCCCCAAGTATTCCGTTTACCGTATGATGACTATCAAATTCTTTATGCCTATCACTATGAAATTCAAAATTATTATGTATAATAGTTTCATTTTTCATTAATAAATAGTTATATGATAAAGGTGGGCAAATTAATACTGGTATTTTCTTATAAATACTATTACTAATATTAAACTCATAATTAGAATACCTAACAGCTTGTTTAATATATTCACCTATTTTTTCGCCACGTTTTTCATTTGGCGCTTTACATTCAATACCAAAATAATATTTATCATCTAATGTTAATAATAAATCAATCCTTCCGTTTTTACATTTACTCCAAACTTCAGTCTTAACCTTAAAATGTTTGCTGAAAGTGGGTATTAGTTTATTAATGAAATCCTGCTCTGTTTCATTTGTTTTTATCATAATTTATTTATTTTTAAGTAGTCAATATTTGAAAATTTATAGCCTTCATAATCGACTATTTTTTGAACTGCATGATAAATTGAATCAGCAATTACATTAAATTTTCTGCCAGTTGGTGATTTGATAAAGTATTTTTTCATAATATTAAATTTCTTTTTGTGAAAAATAAAAATTAACTCCTAAATGTCCATTTTTTTGAATTTTAACAATAGTGTAAATTTCATTATTTAAACTATATCTATCTCCTACAAATTCAATAGATACATAACCTTCATCTGCCATTGAATTACTAAAAGGACTTACTTTTAGATTATCAATATCAATTAAATAGTTTTTAATTTTAGCGCGTCTTTCTTTAAACTTCGCTTGTTGTTCTTTGTATGTTTCCATATTTTTATAAATAAAAAAACCCATGCCTTGGAGTGTGCGCTCCGCAGCAATGGGTTTAATGTCTTAGTTAATTTAGATAGCACCGCACAATGCCTTAACTTATGCAAATATAACTATTAATTCAATACAAAACACAAATCGATAAAAATATATTTAGGCCATAAAAACTATTACATTGATAATTAAGCAGTTAGGTAAATAATTAAAAATAAATTTGGTAGTTGTGTACAGTTTGTATACATTTGTATCATATTAGCAATGTAGCTAATCTTTAAAACCTCTGATAATGACAACTCAATTTAACACATTCAAAAACGGTAAAGTTTCAAAAACAGTTTTTGCAAACGCAACTACTAAACAAATAGTAATAGCTAATAGAAATTCATTTGGCTGCAACGTAAGATGCGGTATTGATTCTGAATTTGATAAATTAGCTAACAATTTAAAGAAAAATTTAGGAAATAATAGAAACAACGGTTTTTCTTATTCTCAACGTGATGTTGAAAGTTTAGGATTTGTATTAGTAAAAAATGGTGATATGCCTTTATTTTAAAAACCTTAGCAGGTCAGAGGGTTAAGCCTCACTCAACCACGCTCGATATACGGTAGCGTGGATTTTGAGGTATAAGTTCATTGACATCTTGGATAAGACACATAAGCGGTTAACTATTGTGAGGAAGATATTAACCACCTATCACTTCAGGTGTGGCATTCAATTGCAAATAGGAGCTAACTTTTAAAACAAATAACATGAAAAACACAACACCCTACTCAGTCCGATTGGAAGATGCTTTGTTGAAAAAAGCACATGAAGTGGTTGACCCAAAAGAATTGCGATTAATAATCAAGAAAAAAATTAATAACTATTTAAAAACTATAAAATGAACTATTTAATCCCAGCCGTTTTTTTAATTTCAATCATAGGAATAGTAACCTATCTTTTAATCGAAAGATTTAATGAGGAGAATGAGTGTGATTGTGACGTTTACAACAGCTCAAAAAAACCATATTGTAAAAAATGCAAATGAAACTAAATTTAAAACAAAAATGTAATTTATTAGCGATTGCTATTTTTTTAACAGGAGTTATGTTAACATTAATATTATTTTTATGAAACACGAATACACGCCTACTGGCACAGTAAAGGAAAAATTAGCCATTATTCAAGGCTTAGAAAATCAATTAATAAATGAAAAAAAAGGGAGCGAAGGATATTGTTTTGCTCTGATGATGTCCGAAACGGATAGAGTAAACTTCATGACAAAACCAATTAAACGACCGCACAATTTTAATTCAAATCAAAATAAATTTTAAAATGGATAAAGCAAAATTACAAATCGAATCACTAATTTTAGTGGCAATTGCTAAGCACTTTAATAGTCAGGGCAGTTACTTAATCGGTGAGTTAAAAGCGCAAACTAAATTCAATTTTAACGTTGCTATGAGCGCAACTAACAACTTTGTAAAATCTATTGAGAATAAGTTGCAACCAGACGAAGTAAAGTTTTTAGATGACTTAATAGGCGCTATGGACGATGCTATGTCGGAAATGAGAAAAGAATTAAATAATAAACCAAATAATTTAAAACAAAAAAATATTAATAATTAAAACAGATAAATATGGAAGATTATATTAGTAAAATAATACAAGGTGCTGCTAAAAATTTACAAATTGAAAAGGAAAGACTAATTAAATTAAGAATTAAAGAACGTGTTAATGAAGATATTGATTTGATTTTAGAAGCTCAAAAAAGATTTTCAAAAATACGCAGGGAGTTTCATTCAAACGACCAAAGCGAACATTGGTATTGGAACGATGGAACGGAAAAAGGATTACATTTAATTAGTTTTTATCAAGATTTTGAACAGGATTTAATGAGTAAAAATTATAAATTTAACGCAGGTTTTAAGTACCGTTAATTGTCTAAGAAAATTAAATAGGCATTACCCATAACGGTTTGCGGCTAATAAATCGGGCGGTGGAAACTTATATAATATCCGCCTGTTTATTAGGTGCTGTTATAGGTAGGTTGTAACGAATGTTTAATTAATACACAATATAAAAAATATGGAAATAAGCGAATTAAGATTAGGTAATTATGTAATGGATATTGATAATGATATATTGCCAGTTACTATCGATACATTTTATTGGATATCTGAATGTGTTAGAACTGAAGATGATTACAAGCCAATAGAATTAACAGAAGATATACTTTTTAAATGCGGTTTTAAATTAGCTATTGATGAAAATGTTTATACGTTACATGATACAATTGAATTAACGCAAACTTATTATGGAAATAGTTTTTATTTTATGGGCAATTTTATAAAATCAGATATAAAATATTTACACCAATTACAGAACTTGTATTTTGCAATAACTGATATTGAGTTAAATGTATCAAAAATATAAATAACAATGCACCAACTTACCTATAACGGTTGGATATTTAATCTGTTTGGCTGTCTGAGCAATTATGTAATAGCCAAATTGATTGAATATTAGGTTAGTTTACAGTAAAATAAACCAAATAAAATAAAACAAAAAAATATGATACCGAGAAAAAGTAATGGAAAAATTGACTGGAATAGTATGTATAGAATTTTTATGATTATTTTGTTTTGCATAATATTATCAGTATGTTTAAACAGGTAAACATCAATGGTTTATTTTATTGAACATAACGTTATCGAGCCTTGCACAGCGAAGGTGTCGCCCGAGTTGTGCAAGGGTTGGGTTATAAGCTGACGGCACACAATGTTACTATGAAAAATTAATTTAAAAAAACAAATATAAAATGGAAAAGCAAAAGTATGTTAAGTTAAAAGAATACAATTCAATTATAATATTTAGTCCATTAATAGGGCATAATGAATTTAGACATTTTGGAGTTGTAAGTGCAGGATTTTGTAATGTAGATTCTGAAAACAAAGTAGTTAATTGCTTTGGAGAAAGTATAGGATTAGGATTAAAATCTGATGAATACGAAGATAGTAGATGGGCTACATTTCAAATATTTGGAACTGATGCAGCTAGTAAAATAGTAAACATAAAAAATGTTTCAAAGTAGCTAGCGTTTGCTTATAACTACTTGCTACACGCCATAAATGTAATTCAAATATGAAACAATTAACTAAAAGTAAGACAGTTAGATTTTCAGAAACTCAAATAAATAGTTTATCTATTTTAGAAAATTACGGCGTAAATGTTAATCAGTTTATCCGACTGGCAGTAAAAAAAAAAATAAAAAAAGACTGGAAAACTATTAAAGAAAAAAAAGAAAAAATAGTTTGTCCATTTTAAATGATTAATTTTAAACCAAATAAATAAATAAATATGACAATTCAAGGACAAATCAAGGCTATCATGCCAGTAAAAGAAACAGCAACCTTTAAAAGTGTAGAGGTAATTATCACAACGGATTTTGATACAAAGTACCCACAGCATGTATCGGTGCAATTAAATCAAGGCAAAACATCGTTAATTGATGGGATTAAAGTAGGTGACTTAGTAACCGCAGAATTTAATTTGCGAGGTAGAGAGTGGCAAAACCCAGCAACATTGGAAACTAAGTACTTTAACAGCATTGAAGTTTGGCAATTAAAAAAACAGTAAAATAAATTTTGTATATTAAATAATTAATATTACATTTGTAAACGCTAAGTTGTAATTGAGGGATTGCAACATCTAATTAGCACAACTTTTAAACGAGCCTTTTAGCGTCCCTCCGCTATTAGGCTTTTTTATTTAACATGATAATCAATAAACATTACATTCAAGGCATATTAGATGCTACCTTTGAAGTTTACGAAATCGAGAACGGTCGTATTGAACGTGACAAAGATTTGCGCTTTACGCTAATTGAGAAACAAAATCATATCGAGGTTAAATTCACTTGCAAAATTGAACTTAGCAGTAAATGGAAAGTAGATCATAGCTACCACGAAAACTCGATTAACATTTATGAAGCCGATACGGTTAGCGGATTTATATCGGATATCCAAAGCGAACTTTCAGAAATTCATTTAAAAACAATTAATTATATTTAATATGGAAAATTTAAAACTAAATACGCCTCTATCTATTGATGAAATTGATTTTAGAGTGCAATCAGTTAATAAAGGTGGTTATGCTACTATATTAGCTTATAAAGATGCTAGAGTTGACATGAAGCGTTTAGATGACGTTTTAGGGGCTGATTTTTGGCAAAAGAAATATGATTTAATTGATAATCATTTATTTTGTTCCGTTGGTATTTATAATAAACAAATAAACCAATGGATTTGGAAACAGGACGTAGGCACTGAAAGTATGTCTGAAAAAGAAAAAGGCGAAGCTAGTGACGCTTTTAAAAGGGCTTGTTTTAATTTAGGTATTGGACGTGAATTATATGACTATCCAATGATACAAATTAAATTAACTGATAGCGAGTTTGATAAAGTAAGTGGTAAGGCTACATTTAATTTTAAGTTAAAAGAATGGGTTTGGTGCTCAGAATTTAAAGAAGGTAAATTAGTTTTATTAGCTGCAAAAGATACAGCTGGAGTGGTAAGGTTTAAATTTGATAATCGTAAAAAATAAATAACATGGAAAAACACACATTTGAAATAACAGAAACATTTGAGGTTACATTTCCTCACTACCGTAGATATGAATTTTTTTCATACAAAGTATTAAATGATAAATTTGAGATTAGGGTTGAATATTTTCCTTGTAAAAATACAGATAAAAGTATAGAAAGTGCTTCTATTGGATATGATCGCATTTGTCAACTTAATACTTTTAGAAAAGGCAGTTATGATATTACTGAGGAAGAATTTAACGAAACAATGGCACGAGCTTATCAATTAATTTTAAATAAAAACAACTAAAAAATAAACCAAATGAACATTTACAAAATCCAAAACAAATTTCAGTTAATTATTGCAGAAGTAATTAATAATGAAGGTGAGATTACTCCCGAATTAGAAACAGCATTAACAATTAATAAAGAGCAATTACAAAGCAAAGCTATTGATTATAGCTATGTAATTAAAAGTTTAGATAGCGATTGTGATGCTATTGATGTTGAATTAAAAAGGTTGCAGCAACTTAAAAAAGTACGATCTAACTTAGCAGATAGATTAAAAAATACAGTATCTTCAGCCATGCAATTATACGAAGTTGATAAAATTGAAACTGCTTTAATTAAACTATCATTTAGGAATAGTGAAAGCGTTGAGATTACGAATGAGAGCCAGTTGGATGCTTGCTTTATAGTTACAAAGACAGTAACAACACCCGACAAAAAGGCTATTAAAGATGCTATTAAAAGCGGTGTGTTTGTTGAAGGTGCTACAATTAGTTATAATAAAAATTTACAAATAAAATAGTTATGAAAAATAAAGAACAAATAGCACGTGAATATGGCATATTATCAAGAAAAGATGCTGATTTTGATAGCGCCATACTTAATGCGATGGAAGAATATTATCAGCAATCATACGCTAATGGTGACTATTGTTCTGTTTGCGGCAGTAGTGATTTAATTATTAATAGTGATTTAAAAATTAACGATGAAGAATAAAGAAGATAAAAGAATAATAAAAGAACTGGCATATAAAATAGTTTTGCCTGCATTAATAATAGCATTGGTTTGCTTAGCTTTTTTAGCAACTTGCAATAAGCAACCGATAGTTAAGCCGCCTCCAAATGTATTGGATAATAAGATTGATAGCATACTAACAACCATCAACAAGGATTCCCTAATAATTGATTCTTTAATGAAATTGCGCCCAAAGGTTATTATAAAGTATAAAACTAAATACGATACAATATACAAACAGGCACCTGACACTTGCAAAAGTTATTTAGCAGAATTAAACGCTGAATGCTTAAAAATGGACTCCTTTAATTTAGGCATTATAACACGTCAAGAAACGCAGCTTATAAGTTATAGCGAGTTAACAGGAATAATGCAAGAGAAAGCAAATATGCAAGATTTAAGGCATACTAAAGACAGCTTGTTTATACTAAAGTTAGATAAGAAATTAAAACGAACTCGCAAGGTAGGTATTGCAGCTTTTGGTTTGGGTTTTGTTGGAGGGTTGTTGATTAGATAAAAAAATAGTCAGGTGGCGGAATTGGTTAGACGCAACTCAAGAGGTGATGGATAGTGGTCAAGATATAATTTATCAGAGGACGCTTTTAGGAAAGCCATCGTACAGGTTCGATTCCTGTCCTGACTACATAAAAAAAGCTAGGACATGAAACCTAGCTAATTTAAACAAACGTTACAAATATAATAATAATATGACACCAAAAGAAAAAGCAGTACAACTATTTAATAAATATTACGTATCTATTTTAGAGGTTAATAACGATTTAAGCGAGGAGATTATAATATCTATTTTAGCAAAGAAACACGCTTTAATAGCAGTTGATGAAATGTTAAAAGTAGCCTTTTATTTACCGCCTGACTGTTATAATTTTTATTTAAATGTTAAAAAAGAATTATCTATTCTTTAGATTTCAAACCTGAATAAGTAGTCATTCCAAAAAGAGCAGCTACAAAGCCATAATCAATAATAAATACTTCGCCCAACATACTTAAATCGCCCATACTAAGCCATTTGATATGAGCAGCAACAATACACGCAATAATTGTAAAGGCTGTTAATTTGCGACTAGAAAAGCCCGCATTACCCATCTTAAAGCTATCAATTATATTTTTCATTTTGTTATATTTATGTAAATATTGTCACCAACTTTTAAAGCATTATTTATTTTATCATTCAATTTATTAAATGCAATAGTACTTTCACTAACAAAATTTTTACCTTTTTTTCGAGCGGGCAAAAGACAGCCTTCCGTATCTTCAGGTTTATTTCCGACATGTATTCGCACTCCTTCGTAATTTGGAATATTTAAAAGTATAGGCAAATAAACAGCTTTGCCTTTCATTTTACTAAACCGTTCACTCTTAGTAACCACTATCTTATAAGTACCATAAGGGATAGCCGTTATGCCTTTTTTCTTTATCTTAATTGAATCAGCTAAAGACATAGTTTCCTTTAGACCTCTATCAGTATCTTCCAATATGTAGCATTCAAATATGCCATCAATTGATAGTTCGCCAATAGTTGAGGTATCAGTAAAATCAGTCCGTTTTAAAGTTAATTTCATAATTCGTTTTCGGTTTTAGTTTCATTTGGCAAAATAGCTGATTTTTCTAAATAAACAATTTTATTATCTTTGCTTTTTTCACCGCAACAATCCGATTTTATTTCCTCGATTTGATATTGCAAATGTTCAATTTCAAAACGTTTCTCGGTATAAAGTTCTCTAATATCTGACTTTATTAAAAAGTAGTTAGCCATTAAGCCAGCTGTGAATGTTAACAATTTTACTTTATTCTCTAGTGTGCTTAATTCTTTCATAAATTATTTATTAGTTAGGACTTGGTTTTGGTTCGTAAATAATTAATGGTAAATCTTTTACCCATGCAAATTCTTCGTTTGTGCAATTAGTCATTTCTTCAACGCTAATTATCCAATTATCGTTTAAATCTTGGATTGGATTAAAGTAGCTATCAGGCGCATATAATTGTATTAATAAACTATCTTTTTGTTCTACTGTCAATAAGCCTACATATAGGCTGTATTGCTCTCTTTTTATATCTTTTAAAGTTATCATTATCTACCTAATGTTGTTTGAAATGTTTGATTTATATTTTTTAAACTTGTTAATTCAGCAGAAGTTAAAGCATCTGAAATATAAGCAAAAGATAATTCAGCATTGATATAAGTACCAATACCTGTAACTGATGAGTTACTAGCAAATAAAGGAATGTCAAGGACTGGATAAGCACCTGAAACAGTAGTTGTATTTGTTTGAAATGCTCCTGTGTTATCAATACTTGTAAGTAAAGTATTAGACGTTCTACTGTTAGCGTGGAAACCTGTTCTATCAGTTACTGTGTGATTAGTTACAGCCGTACCTTTACTTGTGTGCCTCATTACATTACTAACAACAGCTTGTATTCTAAAAAAATTAATTGTTGAAAGTGCAACTCCCATAAAATAATTTAAGCTAGTAATTGCAGTTCGATTGTAAAAACCCATTGAAGCAAATCCACTTGGAAAAATTATTGAAGGATTTAAAAAAGTATTAGCCCATCCATTAGTTCCATTTCCTAAAATTCCAGTACTTGAATGAGTTAAACCACCCGCAAATGCTAAACGATTTGCGGCATTGCTATCAACGGGATTTAATAAATTGAATTTATGACTTGTTGCAGTTCCGCCTACCATTGGGTAAACAGCTTTCATTTTAGTCCAAATGTTTGCACTTTTTAAATCAATAACCAAAGTATTAATTGCAGTTGCATTTGTTCCACTTATACCGCTAGCAGTTATAAACGCTTGCGCATCGGCATCTGTTGGAATACCGTTACTTTTACGCTTAATGTTAAACGGACTTATTGCTTTTCCGATTATCATTTTAGTATAATATTACTGAGCCACTTGTTAAAGTAATTGCGCTAATTTTAGTTCCGTAAGGCGCTACGTGTAACTCACCAGCTAATAAACTAACTGCACTAATTCCTAAAGTTGTCAATAGATTGCTAGTTGTACCAGTTGTTAAATCAGTACCTGTTAACGTTGCTATTACAGTTGCTTCACGAATATAAATTTGTGAAAAATTAATTGCAGTAACCGCTCCAGTTCCTGTTATTGTTTTAGAACCATTTAAACCGCCTATACGGTTAATCATTGTATCGTTTATTTCCTGTGCCATTTTATTTTGTTTTTAGTATATTAATTAATTCGTCAATATTTTTATAGTTAATGTCATTTAAACTTGTATTTGCATAATCAAAATAGTACGTTCCATAATCTGCTAATGTTAAATGCAAAGCCATTTCATCTAATTTTTCAACATTAATTATTTCAGCGTTTTCAATATTTCGCCAAGTAATTTTATTATTTATTTTTATTAAATTTTCCATTAGTATTTTTGTATTATAAGTGAACTCATAACTGTACTATCTCCAACCGCGGCATTTTTAAAAGCTGAAATAATATATTGATTAACTGTCCAATCAATGTTAATGTTATAACTTCCTAAAGCTGAAGATGCAACTTCACTTCCTGAAGCAGAAACTGTGCTTATGGTTTCTGTGCGAGTTAAAGATTTAATATATAAACTACGTTCTGTGCCGAAGAAATTCGAATTACCAGATGCCTGTCCTATTAAAGTAGCACCTGATAAACTATTAGTTGTGTTAACGTAAAAATAATTAATACCAGTTCCAGTGGTTGTATCTCTAATAGCTCTACTTAATAGCTTAACTACGTCACCAGTTGCATAAGTATTTGCAGGTATTAAAATTGATTTCATTAAAGTAATAGCAGTCGTTCCTGTTAAAGCTGTGCTATCAGTAATATCTTTTGATACTATTTGAATAGAATTACTAGGAGATACAGTTAAGGGTATTGGTACTAAAGAGCGAACAGGCGTTAACCCACCAAATTGAAATTCATAACTTGGATTAGAACCACCAGCTACTCTAATTCCATAAAACTTTAAAACAATTCTATCCGTTGATAAAAACGTTCCGTCATTCCATAAAGCACTTGCTGAAAATTCCGCAAAAGTGCCATTAAATACAGGCAGTGTGTTTCCTGAGATAGTAATTAAAGTTTCAGTACCAGCTGCTACTCTTTTCCAAACTTCAAAATAAAATTCCGCATTACCTGTTCCCGAAATCCGTCTAATATTTCCAATTGTTGTAATGTTAAATACGCCAGGATTACCAACTATTATATTAGCACTTGTTGCTAAACTT